TGGCTCTGCACTTGGATGACCCGAGGTGACTTTCGCTAAGGCGCGATAGTCACTAAGAGCCGTCCAGGTCGAAATAATCCCTCCCGCCTTCGAAAAGGCGGGCGAAGTCACATTCTGTGACTAAAGATTACTTCATTGCCATCTCTGACTTTCTCTTGTTTATTGAGAAAGATTTAAACCGTCCCAACCTGGGTCGGCACCCACCGCCTACACATGCGATACTTAAAACGCATGACGGTACTTTGAAGGTGATCAGGATCCCGAGCCAATGGCTTCGGAAATAGATTCCTCACGGACCTCGTATACTCTTCATACCATTCCTCCTCTTCAGGAGAACCGGTTTCGAGTGTTACAAGGCACTTCCAAAGTGCGGGCCAACCGTGTAACTCATCCCGGCGTTTAACCGGAGCGAGCGCATACGTCCTAGTGACGAACTTATGCGTGCGACGACACCACTTATGCGGCGTCATCGCGTCCACACGACTAACCCACCCAAACGACCCTGAGTGACGGGAGACAAGTGGTAGAGGTTTTCCTATTTCCTCTTCCACAAAATCCTTCAGCCAGGTGCTAGCAGCGTACAATCCGTCCAACCACATGTGATTGGATAGAGCGACGTAACCAGCTAAAACGTTTGGACCCGTAGGGGTTTGTTTGTCTGGATGGTGTTTAATGTAGTGAGGAGTTATGTCAACTCCCCGCCACGCGTCCACACCACAGCTTTCCTTAAAGTTGCCAGAAAGGAAGCTCTTCTTACTGTTGACTTTCAAACCAACAGCATGAAGCCAGGCCACACACTGGTGAGCATACCGCTTGGAGACGATAATATCATCTCCGTAGACGCGGACATGCCTAGAGGCTCGCAATAACCTTCCATACGATGGTGCGAAACCATCGTAGTCCAGAATGGCTGCTAAACAGAGAACTGTGAAGCAGATGCTTTGAACAGGAAAAGTTAGAGCGTTCCCCATCCCGGCAAATTTCCCAAGGGAGAGGTCAGCTTTTAAACTGCACTCAACGTCGGGAGATCGGCACTCCATCATGCGCTCTAGAAAATGAGCGTTATGTCTAAAGACTGATTCAACGAGTCTAAGACTCAGAGAATCAGACGCAGACTTCAAGTCGATGGTTGCCCAGTTGTCGAGACGAGACCCCTCGAGAGCTAATTCTTGATTCAGCTCTTGTTGGGTTAAGGCGATACTGTTACGCAAGACGTTGCATTCGAGGATACTATCCCTCAACAACGTTTTGAGCCCCTGCTGAACGAATTGATTCAACATTGGTTCAATCGTAATAGTTCGGCGCGAAGAAGAATTTTTCGCGACCGAAATTAGTCTCGCCTTGCCTCTAGAGACTCCATATATGAAGGTACTCTCCTTAAGTAGTCGCCCGCTATCAGTACCGAGAGAGCTTCTTTTGCTCTCCTGACACTGACCATTCTCCCTCCTCGGGAGCCTGGGGGTAGGCTGCTTACGTTCGTCCAGCCCGGTCTCCAGAGTTTTAAAGCTCTCTTGACAAGGTTGAGAACGCGACATCGGTTTTCGGGAGTCATGTAAATCAATACCTGGCCCCCAGATTCCGTAGTCATGAAGCACATTACCGTCTCTCCAGACGGCTTTGTGTAGACCGATCCACTTTTGATTTGGTCTATATCCTTCATATACAGCACCGGGACCGTGTTTGTAGCTTCCATGTTCAATTTCCTTTGAGTTGAGGGAGTTGAGTAAGATCTTACAAACACGACCAATGAGATGATCGTGCCTGTCCGGTATAACAACCGTACTTGCACTCTCATCGCACTGGTAAAACTCGTTCACCGCCTTCTGATGAAGAAAGTCCTCATCTTCTGCAGATACTTGAGCTTTCTTGTAGAACTTCAATATGCCGTAGAGGCACTTGAGTACACCTTCGTCTGGTGATTCTACAAGGGTTCCGGTGAACGGATCGAAAACCTCACAGGTCATACCCATAAATAAACACGGGATTGACCTCCCTTTGGGTCGTTTAAAACCCTCGGGACAGGTGAACTGGCCAGTCGACAACCCCAAGAGTAGGGCGTCGGCAAAAGCCGGTAAGGCCTTGGTTAGGAAACCAAGACCCTCGTTTTCGAACCTTTTCTCAAGCGTGACACCGTCTCGCTTGAGGCCTTTCACACCAGGATTAAGCCTCTGGAAGTCTTCCAGAAGGCTTAGATGGAGAGCTATCCGACTTTTCATGTGACACCTCTTTACGGGGTAGTACATTCGGAGTCCGGTCAGCTTTCCCGCGGCCCTTAGTGAAATGGGCCGAGCCTCGCATTCTGGGAAGAATGCGGCGCCCCCTTCGCTTAAACCTTCTATAAATTTCCTGGCAAAGAATTGCCAAGTTACCTAAGAAGGCGACAGCGAACAGAACGTAGGCTTCGATAGCCTCTAATCTTTCGGGTCCATAGGAGTCCATTATCGGACTCCTTTCATGGATCCTAAGACTGGAAGGCGACGAGCCTAGCTGGTGTTACCTCACTATCATTTATGTAGTCCAAGAGCGCTTCTACAAGGTCAACCATGTTGACCGAACTGTAGCCGTACTTCGGGGATACGATAGTGATACTTACAGACGCCGTTTGAAGCGTCGAAGCGTCCGAATAGGGATCAGGAGCAACTTTCTGTTGCTTCATCTGGACATAATGTTTCTGTCCACCTCCCTTCAGGAAAGCATGATTGGTAATAACGGTAAAACCGTTAGTATCGTCACGCCTTTCTGTCCCATAATCCTGGTTCTTCACAATCGGAAGAACCAAACTAGGAGTAGGGGAATTCGCGGCAATGGTAACTGGGTCTGCTAACATAGAACGTCTCCTGTGGCAAATTTATGAGCTCCCCGGACGGAATGTCCGAGGAGTAACATGATTCATCCTCTGAGCAAGAAGTGCCCCGAGTATGCTTTGCTGGTATCCCGATAAGTTCGGGGCAGCAGTAGTGTTCACAGCCAAGACCGTAGCCATATCTTTACGAATTCGACATTCGTAATCCAGCCGACTCTCGTGGGAATTCTTGGTGACAGAAGTCACTTCAGATCTTCCTATAAAGTCTTCGGTAGTTATGTCAACGGCATTGGACTTCGACTCGAAGTTCGTGATCAATCGCCCCTTAGTGAGGGCGGTAATCATCCCCCAATTGATTAAGCTGGTATCCCGAGAAATGTTGTCAATTACTTCGACATAGTTTCCGAGACCAGTGAACCAATCGAGGAGCCAAGACCATGGAACTAAGTTATATATATCCGTGGGCCTGGGAACAGCACCTATTTGATCCCAAAATCTATGGGACTTAAAGGTAATATCATCCGGAGGAGGGAAGTCGAAGACCGCGTTTATTACTAAGCGCAACTCCGTCTCCCTCTCCAACCTATGGACACTCGAAGAAGAGTATTCATAGGGGCTGATATCGTAATCGAAGCCAGAGACTCCGTCCGTTTTGGAGGATGTAAGATTCCTCTTTGTACGGAACGTTGTTGGTTTCCCCGCTCTACGGATGAGAAAAGCGTATTTCTTGCTCAACTTATCCGGGAGTGCCAACAAATCTCGAACGTCACGTACCAACTGCTTCCAGCCAAAATGATAAGAGAGATATTCATCTGGCACCCGGGAAACCAGACCCCGAAACTCGAAGATCGAGTCTCGAAGCTTAGGTTTTGTACCCAGGGAAGCGAAGAGCGATCGGAAAGCCCGCACAGTTTCTTGTATACTCTTGAGACTGCGCGGAAGATCCTTTAGCTCGACTACGTTACGGAAGAGAGTGTATTCCCTTTTCAAAGGACTCCACTCCTTAAACATAGCTAGGCTTTTCTCAGCGATTAACTCGTTGAGATAGGCCAGCTCTGCCGTACGTAAGTTGTTATAATCGTTCAAGTAGAGTACAGCAGCTGACGGTACTATCTCACTCTTCCAATTGTCGCTCGATTCCGAACGAGTGTTCGCGGCACCGCCGCGTTCACTACATTCCGGACTCGGGATACCTTCGGCCGGGTGATAAATATAATGGTACCGATCCACTTTGCGAACAATCCTCGGACCGCTAATAAGAGTCCCATGGAAAGAATCCATGGTACCCTGTTCGCTGCCCAAAAGACGAGTTCGCCTAGTGGTGTCGTTGATCTCAGAGTGGAGTACTTGCTGAGTTGAAAGCTCAGAGTTAAGTGCTCCATGCGCTTCTAAATGTTCCGCTAAGGACGGAGACCAGCAAACCGATATCCCGCCATAATTTGGCGTTTGGGAGTCGGAAATGCCAGTAAACGTCCTGAAGTGCATACGCTGTTGTAACACAGACGCTACGCCCTTCTTGCGATTACGATTAGAAGGGGTAATCCTATGCGGCGCAACCTTAAAGTCTCTCAATGGATCGATGGCGAAAACCACCGATTTATGGATTCTTACCGGAATGTACTGCAGAAGAAGACCCTCAAGACCAGTTGCTGTCTTTAAGTTAGACAAGTACCGATACTCGTAGAAATTACGAGGATCCATGTCTTCGGGTAGTCCGCGTGTATCTTTGCGGATTGCTTTGGGACTGGTATCGGGAACCATCTAACTCTCCTAAGGTGTGAACAGGCTCGCTCTGTCAAAATAAACAGAGCCAATAGTGGATCACTCCACTAGTGGACCCCGTGAGGGGTCC